TAGTTCATCGTTGACGTTCCCCCATTGTCCTTAAGCCCACTACACGAGATACTGATGCGTAAGCCTTATCGTAAGCTTTAAGGGTGCCACTTAACTGCCTCAGTGCAGCATCTGTCTCGATAACCTCTTTACGCAATTCCCACAGTTGCGTGTACCTATTCAAGGCTTCTCCCCGCAACTCTTCTCTTGTTGGCTTCTTCTTACCAGATTCTTCTCTTTCCGTAGCAATCTTATGTGTAGCCTTAGCTAATCCGTCGTCAAAAGCTGCTTGTAATGCGGAAAGCGTACTATCCAGCTTTGCAACTTCCGCTTCTAGGTAACTAGTGTACCCACCAAACATGGCTAAGTAACTCTCTAAACCGTCATTGGAAACACTGGCATAGTCACCTAAGGGTAACTTAGGTAAGCCAGAAATATCTACATCGAAAGATGATACCTGTAAATCAGAAGATAACTTCCTTCGTACAGTACCCAATGCTTTCATGGGAGTCCATGATTGATTTTCGTCTTGTGGGACTCCATCTTTATAATTAACCACTCGTCACCCCTTTACATTTACACCATGTATCCCCAGTACACTTTTCCGGTAAGGCACTCATATCCATAATAGTAAAACAACGTTCTAGTAGTGTATCCCATACTTCTACGTCCCGCTCCACCTTAAACGCTTTTAGATTTTGATCATTTTTATTTTCGTATAAAACAATACCATAGTCTTTATTTAGCATGTTTAGATAAATTTGTAACTGTATGAAATGGTCGTGTTTTGGGGAACTCTTTAGTTCCTTGAAGCCTTTATCATTAATGGACTTTAATTCTAGTACCGCTTCCCCCTGTGAGGGGTGGTGAATAAGGAAGTCTAACCGACCGCTGATAGGAGGGGAATCCATTTTTAGTGGTACTTCCCGGCCTTTAACAATATTCATTTTTGTAAAGTACTTATCCATGCGGTCTTCTAAGGAAGAACCTACATCAAAAATACGCTTTATCCTTGGGTCTAAGTCCTCCCAAAGTAATAGCCCATTAAACGATGCGTATAGGTACCGATCACAAGTGCTACCTAAGGCTGACGGATAAAACACCTGACCTCTGTGGGGAGCCATTTTACCTTTTAGTTGTTCGTTAAGTAAGTTTAAAAATTCTCTATCTTGATTCGTAGTCCGAACAGCAACTTTTCTTACTTTTTTTACTATTTGTTTAGACTTTCCAATTTGTTTAATTCCCGCCATAGAAATTCCTTTATCTTTCCTTTAGTTGTTTCTTTACAATGTAGAACAATTAGTACCTCACCAGACTCTATTAGTTTACGATCTCTAATACGATCTTTAGTTTGTAGATGCCCGTACACCCCATCAGCTTCAATAACCATATTCAATTCAGGAATGAGGAAATCAACCGTATAAGGGGGAAATGATGCTTGCATTTCATACCTCAGCCCCCATTCCGAAAGATACCCCTCAATGATGTTTTCTTGGGCTGTGTGATCTCTAGGTAACACTTACTTTAAGTTCTTCCTTTAGAGTTGCGTCCTCTAAGAATATTTTCTTTAACCCATTTAATCCCATATATTTTTGTTCCTTATATGTGTACCAAGGCCCCGCTTGGGTTATAAGTTTCTTTCCTATAGCTTCTCTAATATAACTCTCAAGAACGTCAATTCCACCCTCAACCCTAAAAGGAACAAGAGCAGAATTCCAATTTTCCCCCCCAATTTTAGTTTTACGTAAGCGTACTTCCATGTCAAAGCCGACCTTTACCCCACTATCTTCTATCCAACCTTTGCGACGTACCTGTAATAAGGCGTGTGCAAAGAATGATTGAGCCAGTCCTCCGGGCATGTTATCTAAGGCAACGGGGCCAATACTACTACGTACTTGGTTTATAGCCACTAAAGCACCCCCGTTAGAGAGGCTGGGGAGAATCTTAGGTAAAGACGAGTTTACGAAACGGGCTTGCCAAGCCATAGGATTGAAAGAGAAGTCCTCATCAAGGTTCTTGTGTGGTACTAACCCCGCAATACTATCAAGAACCACAACATCAAAGGATGTATCTAGCAAGGTACGTACAGTTTCCAGAGCTTCCTCACCACTTTCAGGCTGTCCTACAATTATCTTGGTCGTGTCTATACCGCATCGTTTCATCCAAGCAGAGTCCCATGATAATTCCGTATCAATCCAAGCTGCTTTACCTCCAGCGTTTAGGACATTGGCACAGATTTGGGATGCTAGGTACGATTTACCCACATTAGTTGGCCCGTATATAAGAGTTAAACGCTTTTTGGCAATACCCCCAGCAGTTAATCTATCTAACGCAGGGATGTCAAAAGGGATTCTAGAGTAGTTAAACTCTTTATCATCTCCCCTAAAAAGATTTAGCTTTTTATTCTTAAGTAAATCCTCAATAACTTTCTCAGAATCCGTTTCCATTTAAACCCCCCTAGGTAATTGTTTAGAGCGGTTACGGAAAGCTTCCGCCCAAGCAAAACAAACCGCAGCACATTGTATAATTTCGGTATACATGTCAGCTTCGTTTTTCTCATAAACTTCTCGTGCCACTTCGCCCAGTTCTTCTGTTAATATAACTGTCCAATGATCATCGGAATTAAAGGTTTGGTCTCCCCATTTTAAATCTTGACTTTCTCGTTCTGATAAAACCTGTTCAAGAACTTTAGCTCTGGTTAATTCTTTAGTACTCATTTAGATGAACCTTCGTTTAATACTTCGTCAATATTCTTATCTACTTCATCCCGAACATGCGCCCACATTTGACCAAGTGCTAGCTCTGATCCTTCAAGCTGAGTAGGAATATCCATATCAGTATCAATATCATGTATCTCGCAATCAATTCGTGCGTACTGATTAGTATCTAATGGGCCTACTCTAAAAGTAAACCCTAATTTCAATCCAACTTTAGCCATGATCTTCTCCTTAATTCCAATCTATGTAATCACTAATTGTAACAGGTTCCGGTATTTTTGTCAATGCGAAGTCCTGTTTAGTTGCCCACGAAGGCGAACAAACTTCTACATCCACCTCAAGCGGTATACCCAAAGTGTTTTCTTGTAACAACGTTTGAACGTGTGGTGCCACTTCTTCTAACTCATCATTATGAACCTCACAAATAATCTCATCATGAACCTGAACTAAAATATTACTTTTTCTATCCTGTAAATATTTATCTACTTCTATCATCCGCTCACTCAGAATATCTGCACTTGTTCCCTGAACTAAATAATTCACTCCTTTATAGGCTAAATCTTTAGGCACAATGTAAAGTCTCCCGTATCTATTCTTTATCCATCCCCTACTACTAACAACTCGTACTACCTTCTCAAAGAATTCTCGTGATCCTTTTAGCCCTTTAAAATACTGTTTCTTGTAATCAGCAGCTTGTTGCATAGTGACACCTAGTTGTACTCCTAGTTTGCGGGAACCAATCCCATAGATAGTACCAAAGGTAATAGCTTTTGCCATCTGTCTGTAGTATTTATATTCGGGATCACTCGCTTTAACACCAAATGCTAACGTTGCAGCTTCCCCATGGAAGTCTACATCTTCCTTTTTCAATAAAGCTTCAATCTCTGGGTTGCGGAAGTAGTCTAAGAATACTCTAACCTCCATTTGAGAATAATCGAATCCCACTAATGTATAACCGGGGCGTGGGACAAATAGTCTCCGTATCGAAATTTGGGATTCATTCGATTCGTTGTATGATTCATCCCCAATAAACCCCCATGTATCTATAACTTCATCAGATAAGTCGGCGTTAAACACCCCTCCTTTAGCTGCTACCGCCGCAGAGATGCGCCCACGGACTACCTCTCGCTCCTCTGGTGTCAACGGGTCATCAGATAGCCGAAAATGCGTTCGAGGTAAGTTTTGAAGGTTAGGGTCTCTAGAAGATAAGCGACCTGTTAAGGTACCCCAATTACAAAAGGATGAATATACAGTATTAATATCAAAGTACGGTTCAAGGTAAGTAGCTCTTAATTTATCTAAAGTACGGTATTGTCTCATATATCCAGCTACCGGATGATTAATCTGCGCTAATGCTTCTTCCCCCCACGAACTATTCCCTTTAGAAGTTTTAACTACAGATTCTATACCTAATGAAGTCAGTGCTTCCCCAACTTGAGCGGGACTTGTAAGAAGGAACTCCCGCCCGACAGACTTAAAAATACGTTCTTTAATTTGTTCTTGACGTTGTAATATTTTACCTGCTGCTTGTCTAGCATAATTACTATCTACAGATAATCCACGTTTTTCCATAATATATAAAACGTGTGTTAGGTCTTTTTCTAACTCAAAAACCTTCGTCTGTTTTGTGCGTTCTAATTCTTTAATACGATCTTTATACAATTTCCATGTATATTCTACATCTTT